CCACCTGCACCACCTGCACCACCTGCACCACCTGCACCACCTGCACCACCTGCTGCGCCGGCCGCCGGCAACGTCCTGGCGCTGGGCGGCGCAGCCGACACTGGGACGTGGCTGCCAGACCAGTTTCACGTCAAGACGGAGGCCGGCGCGATCGACATCGAGCCAAGCGCAAGGAAGCTCGCCGACAGCTACCAGGCGCTCGCCAAGCGCATGAAAGACACCGGGTCGCCGCCGAAGGATCCCGGTGAGTACCAAGTCACGGTGCCGCCCGAGCTGGCCGACAAGTGGAAGCCGGACGAAGACCCTGGCATCCAGACGTTCCGGGCGAAGGCGCTGGAGCTCGGCCTGACGCAGCGCCAGTTCGACGGCGTGGTCAACGAGTACCTCTCGCGCGCGCCGGCCGCGGCCGAGCAGGCGCAGGACGCTCAGTTCACAGCCGCGAACGCCAAGTTGCGCGAGGTGTGGAAGACCGACGACGAGTTCAAGAGCAACGTCAGCGCCGCCTACCGCGCAACCAAGGAACTTGCCGGGGATGAGTTCGAAGCCACGATGAACGAGCTTGGCAACAATCCGAAGTTTCTGAGGCTGATGGCCCGCGTCGGCGTCGAGATGTCCGAGGACACGTCACCGCAAAGCGCCAACGGCGCCGGCACGGCCTACGCCAGCATGAGTCGCGAAGCATTGATGCTGCACGAGGCGTACAGCAACACCAAGCACGCCGACTACCAGCTGGTCAGCACGATGGTGCGCCGCGCGTATGAGCGCGAGCACGGATCGACGCCAGCGATGTAGCGATTCGGCAAGATTTCTCCGCTCACGCCAGCCGACCATCCCCGGCGTGATGGGGCCGGTGGTGGCGACGCCGAACAACCCTCGATGCCCGTTCCACGTGTGCTGTAGCCGGCGCACCTGGCACGTGAGCGGGCCGGCGCGAGCCGAACAACCCGAATGGCGGAACCGAAACGGAACCACCTTCGGAGTTCAACGTGCCAGCATCAATCACTCAAGCATTCGTACAGCAGTGGGACGACACGATCCGCCTTCAAGCGCAGCAGAAAGAATCGCGCCTGGAAATGACGGTGAGCGACAAGGGCTCAATCACCGGCGAGTCGTTCACTGCGAACCGCTTGGCGCCGATCGACGACACCCCAGCGAACACCACGCGCCACGGCGATACTGTGTGGTCAGACGCCATTCACTCGACGCGCGTCGGGTTGATGCAGGACTTCTATCAGGCGCTGCCGGTCGATCGCGCGGACGAGCCGAAGTTGCTTGTCAATCCGGCCGGCACAGCCTACCCGAGTTCCCTGAACATGGCGTGGAACCGGCGCAAGGATCAGCTGATCTTCTCCGCGCTGATCGGCAACTCGCAGAACAAGGAAGGCGGCCAGGTAGCTATCCCTGCCGGCCAGATCATCGTGCACGGTTCCGCCGTGTTCACCAAGGCCAAGATCATCCAGGCCAAGGTACTGTTCCGCAAGAACGAGTCGGACAACAACAACGGCGAGGAGCTGTACTGCGCGTACAACTCCGAGATGATGAGCGACATCCTCTCCGATACCACGTTGACGAGCGCGGACTTCATGGCCGTCAAGATGCTCTACGAGGGCGACGTGTCTGGCAAGTGGCTCGGCGTCAACTGGGTGCCGTACGAGAAAATCCAACTCGTATCGACCACGTACACGACGGCTATGTGGGCCAAGAGCGCGCTGCTGCGCGGCACCGGCTTCGTCGAGGGGCGAGCCCAGCGGCGCGGCGACAAGAAGGACACGCTTCAGGTCAGCATGGCCGCCTCATTCGGCGCGGTGCGCGTCGAAGAGGAAAAAGTCGTGCGGATCGAATTCATCTGAACGGAGCATAAGCAATGGCTGAAATCGTTTCCCGGCAAGTAGCGGCGATGGCCGCCGGCTTGACTGGCTTTGCCAAGCCGCTGACAAACCTGGTGTTCGCAAAGAAGCGTGTCATCACGATCACCGCGCCGACGACGCAGGTGATCGCGCAGAACGACACCATCGCGAGCGGCATCGCGCTCCCGGTCGGAACGCGGTTCGGGCTGTCCAACTGGGTGAGTCACCAGGCGCAGGGCACGTCGGTGACGCTCGATGTCGGCATCCGTAACTTCGCAACCAAGGTGGCGATCGACGCCGATGGCCTTGGGGCGCTGGTGGCGGTGGCCGCCGCCGGCATCACGCAGTTCGCCACCGGCGCGCTGGTGGCCGCTGGCGCTGACTACGTGACCACCGAGGTTTCGGAGATCTACGCCACGTACATCGCCGCGAATCCCACCGACAACGCGCAGATGCGCCTCGACATCGAGGTGCTGCTGCCGGACTGAGTTTCAACCGCTGCCATCGCGGCCCGCGCCGGCTACCGGCCGGGCCGTTTTTCATTTGAAGGGGCACGATCATCGCCACCGAAGTCTCGATCTGCTCGAACGCGCTGCAGATGCTCGGCGACTCGTCGATTGCGTCGTTCACCGAAGGCAGCAAGCGCGCGACCACCGCGGCCAACCTGTGGCCAGACGTGCGAGACGACATCCTGCGTCACAAGCCATGGAATTGCGCGAAGAAGCGGGTGCTGCTCGCGCCAGAGGTGGCAACGCCACCATTCGGGTTCAGCTTCAATTTCACCAAGCCGGGTGACTGGCTACGCACCTTGCAGGTCGGCGAAGACTACTGCGACATTCCATTCGCCGACGAGAGCGGGCGCATCCTGTGCGACCTCAACCCGCTGCCGCTGCGCTACCTCTGGCGCAACGCGAACCCGGCAACCTACGACTCCATGCTGGTGCGGGTGATGACGCTCGCAATGGCCGCGCAACTCGCCTATCCGATCACGTCTTCAGCCGCGGTCGAGCAGACCAGATACCAGCAGCTGGAACTGGCGCTGCGCCGCGCCGCATCCGTGGATGGCCAGGACGACGGGCCCGAGGACGCCGGGCACTTTGACCTTCTGACGGCCCGGTTCCGCTCGCGCTACTCTGTCTGACGGTCGTGCCGCGCCTTCAGCCGATCGCCACGAACTTCACCGCCGGTGAGCTGTCGCCGCGCACGCGCGGGCGCGTGGACATCGCGCAGTACAACAACGGCGCGCAGCGGCTGCTGAATTGCTACCCGGTGATCCAAGGCGGCGCCGTGAGTCGGCCTGGCACCATCTTCACCGGCGAGGCCAAGCACCACGATAAGAAGTCTCGGCTGATCCCATTCGTCGTTCGCAAGGGCGCTGCATACGTCACGGAGTGGGGCGAGGGATACATCCGCTTCTACAAGGACGCTGTGTACTTGTTGTCGGTTAATCCAGGCTTCGGGCAGATAGGCTCGCCGTTCAACGAAACGCAGGTCTTTGATATCGATTGGGGGCAGGACTCGGACACGATGTACATCGCCTACTCGACGGTGATCCCGTACCGCCTGCGCCGGTTCTCGGATACGGTCTGGGACATGGCGATCACGCCGTTCAGCACGATCCCATTCGACGAGATCGGCCGGCGCCCGGCGGCAACCCTTACGCTCTCTGCCACGTCTGTAGGCACCGGGCGCACGGTGACCGCGAGCGCTGCTGTGTTTCTGGCTTCCGATGTCGGTCGCGCTATCTCGTACCAGGGTGGCATTGCAGTCGTCACTGTCTACAACTCGACCACGAACGTCACCGCGGACATCACCATCGCGTTCGCGTCAACCGCGGTGCCGTCGGGATGGCTGCTCGACAGCTCTCCGCAGACCATCAACACGCCGAGCGCTGCGAACCCGGTCGGCGCGACCATCACCCTGACGCTGACCGCCGATGGCTGGCGAGCTGCCGATGTCGGCTCCTACGTGCGCATCAACGGCGGGCTGGTCAGGATCACCGTCGTCACGTCGGCGCTTGTCGTCAGCGCCATCATCCTCAAGGAGCTGACCGGCGTCGTCGCCGCGCCGGCGCTCGCGTGGACGATCGAAACCTCCACGTGGAACGGTACCGACGGCTTTCCGCGCACGGTCTCTCTGCACCAGCAGCGGCTGGTCTTCGCCGGCTCGACCGGCTACCCGCAAACCATCTGGGGAAGCCGCATCGGTGAACCGCTGGACTTCACGCGCGGCACGGCCGACAGCGATGGGTACGCCTTCACGCTCGCCAGTGACGAGAACAACCAAATTGCTTGGCTGAGCGCAGCGCGCGACCTGATGGCGTTGACGTTCGGCGCCGAGTACAGCCTGCGCGGCGGCGTCGAGAAGCCGATCACACCAACGAACGTGCAGATCAAGCCGGAAAGCAACCACGGCGCATCTGCTGCACGTCCCGTGCAGATCAAGCGCGAAGCGATGTTCGTGCAGCGCGCCGGGCGTAAGGTGCGCGCGCTGGCCTACAAATACGACTTCGACGGCTACAACGCGCCGGATGTGATCGCGCTGTCCGAGCATCTGACCGGCAAGGCCGCAGATGGGACGCAACTGTCGATCGTGGACATGGCCTACCAGCAGGAACCAGACACCCTGCTATGGTGTGTGCGCTCAGACGGCAAGCTGCTGAGCTGCACCATCGACCGCGACCAAAGCGTGGTCGGCTGGGCGCAGCACGATGTCGGGGACGCCGTGGAATCCGTGTGCGTCGTGCCGGCAGATGGCGCCGATGTGCTGTATCTGCTGGTGCGCCGGACAATCAACGGCGCGACGAAGAGATTCATCGAGCGCATGGAGATGTCCACCACGTCCACACGTACCTCCGAGAAGAACCTGATGCAAGTTGATTGCGGGGCTTTTCTCTACGTCGAGAACGGGCAGGCCTTCGTCAACGCGCCGCTCCTGGTCGGCAAGCAGATCGATGTTGTCGGCGACGGCGCGTACCTCGGGCGCTTCACCGTTCCAGCCGGTGGCGTCGTCACGCTGCCTCGTGCGGCGAACTCGCTGATGTGGGGCCTGCCGTTCACCACTCAGGTGCTGCCTGTGACGCCGGAAATCGGCACTGGCACCGGCACCGCGGCCGGGCAGGCCATGCGCACGTCCAAGGCGACGCTGCGCGTGCTTGACAGCGGCCCGGTGACGATCAACGGCCAGTTGCTGCCGTTCCGCAACTTCGGGTCGGAGCTGCTCGACAAGCCGCAGCCGCTGTTCACAGGCGATGCCGACGCGAGCGAGGCTGGCTGGGAAGATGGTTCGTCAGACCTGCTGATCGAGCGCTCGCTGCCGTTCCCGATGCACCTGCTCGCGGTGATCCGCGACTTCACGGTCAACTCAGGCTGACACCCGCATCAAAGCAATCCCTCAACATTGGCGACGAATCTATGTGCAAGCTCATACATTTCATCGTATGCCTTCGTATCGCGAATGCCGTCGCGGTCTGGCATCGAATGATAGGTTTCCAGCATAGCGAGCAAGTGGCCCTTGGCCTTCTGCCACTCCATCCGTTTCATCGCTTCAAGAATGTCCGTTGCGTCCATGGTGAATCGTAACCCGTTTCCACGATGATCCGCCCAGCCAACGACGAAGACCTGCCGGCGCTGACCGCGCTTGGTCGGCGCATGCACGACGAAAGCCCGCGCTGGTCGCGCCTGTCATTCGATGCTGCTCGCGCGCACGCGACGCTTGCGATGCTGCTCGACAACGAGGATGGCCTGCTGCTGGTTGCCGAGCACGAAGGCGCCATCGCCGGCGGCATCGCTGCGATGTGCGCGCCGCATTGGTCTTCGCGCGACCGCGTCGCCTTCGACTTGGGCCTGTTCCTCGCGCCCGAGGCGCGCGGCGGCATGGATGCGGTGCGGCTGGTGCGCGCATACCGCGAGTGGGCGCGCGGCCGCGGCGCGGTGCACATCACGCTCGGCATCTCAACAGGGGTGCATGCCGAGCAGACGGGGCATCTCTACGAGCGCATGGGATTCACGTGCTGCGGCCAGAACTACGAGGTGGCCAATGTGCGGTGACTCCATCAACATGCTGATGATGGCCTACGGCGTGCAGGCCGGCGGCAACATCATGGCCGGGCAGGACGCGCGCCGGCAAGCCGGCGCCGAGGCTGCTCAGCTCGACCAGCAAGCGCTGTACGAGCGCGACACCGGCAAGGTGACGGCTGAGAAGATCCGCAAGCATGGAGCGGCTCAACGCGGCGCTGCGGTAGCTGCGCAGGCCGCCAGCGGCGTCCGAGTCGGCGAAGGCTCGGCGCTCGATGCCGAGCGGCAGATCATGGCCAACACCGAAGAAGACGCGATGCTGACGCTTCTGTCGGGCGACAGGCAGGCCGAGCAGCTGCGCTACCAGGGCTCGCTGACCCGCAGGGCCGGGCGCAACGCGCAGCGCAATTCGTGGCTGGCGGCCAGTACCAACGTGCTCGCGGCTGGCTACGAGTACAACCGGTGGAAGGGCCGGAACACTCCGATCGATCGCGGCTACGCCGACGACTTGCCGACGCGAGGCGGGCGCTGAATGGCGCGCATCCCGATCGAGCCGACCGGCCGGGTGATCCCGCAGGGGCCCGGGCAGGGCTGGCGCGTGCCGGCCGGCGCCTTCGACAGCGGTGGCGAGGCGCTGGCCCGTGCCGGCCAGGCTGTCGGGCGCATGGCCGGGCAGACGCTCGATGACGAGCAGCGCGTACAGGAGCAGCAGCAGCGCGAGGAAAAGCAGCGCTGGCGCGAGGAGCAGCACCGTATGTCTGCCGCGGCAGACAAGGCCGAACAGGCTCGCGAGGCAATGGCGCTGATCGGCGCTGAGGACGCGCTGGCCACGGCGCAGGAAGAAATCACCGACGGGTTGCGCACCGGCAAGGTACCGAAGGACAAGGCCGAGGAACTGTGGGCCGAGCGATCGAGCAAGATCGTCGGCGCGGCGACACCGCAGTTCCGCACTGACCGGCGCGAGCTGGTGCAGGCGCAACTGCAGAGCGGAGTCAACAAGATGGGCCGCGGCGTCGCGCAGGCGCGTGAGCAGCGCGACCGGCAGGACGTGACGGTTGACATCGACGGCATCCTTGAAGCGGCGTCGCGTGGGTACGCGCGCGACCCGGCGCAAGCCACCGCGCGCGTGGAGACTGCGCTGCGCGACCTCGGGCCGACCTCGCTCTACTCGCCGCAGGAACTCGCGCGCAAGGGGCAGGCGTGGAAGGAAACCGCGCAGTACACGTCTGCGCTCGGCGCGGTCAACGGCGCGCGGCGCGACAACAGGGCATTGCAAAGTGTCGAGAAGATGCTCAGTTCTCCGCGCTTCGCCGACATGGACGAGAGGCAAAAAACCACGCTCCTGGGCCAAATCGACAACTACCGGGCCAGCAACGACGCGGCGGCGCTGCGCGCGCAGCATTCGGCCGAGATTCGCGCGGCAGCCGCCGACCGCAAGGCCCGGCTTGTGGTCGATGGCGTGCAGAAACTCGCCGACGGCGGCATGTTTGTCGATCCGCAGTGGGGCGCCGAGCAGATCGCCAAGCTCAAGAACATGCCTGAGCACCAGGCGATGGCAGTTGCGCTGCTGAAGGGCGCGCAGGCCGGCAACGGATTGGCCAGGCAGCCGCTGGCAACGCAACGCGCGACGCTCGACGTGCTCAACGCCGAGATAGCGCAGAAAGGCAACAACGAGCAGCGCGCCGATCGCCTGGCTAAGGTAGAGAAGGTGGTACGCAGCACTGAGGCCGACATCAAGAGCGACCAACTGCGCGGCTGGATCAAGCGAAGCCCTGACGACGCAGCCGAATTCCGCCCGCTCAACACGTCTTCGTTGCAGGCGCTCGCGCAATCATTCGCCGCGCGCATGCCTATCGCCGAGCATGCCGCGGTATGGTCAGGTGAGCCTGTGTCGCCGCTGGTCAATGAGGAAGTCGGCCCGGTGCGCAAGCTGATCGAGGTGCTTCCGGTAAAGGAGCGCGCCGCCGCGCTCGGCACGCTCGCGCAGGCGCTGCCGCCGCTGGCGCGCGCCGGGCTCGCGAAGCAACTCGACAAGGACGACAAGGCGCTCGGCTTCGCGCTGGCCGCGGCCGGCACTGGGACGCAGGCCGGGATGCAGGCGGCCGAGCTGACACTGAAGGGCCAGCAGGCTCTGAAGGACAAGACAGCCGTCAAGGACGACAAGGCGCTGACCGGCTGGACGGCCACCATCGCGACCGACTTGGCTGGGGTGTATCCGAACGAAGAGCAGTCGCAGGGCACGGCCGATGCCGCGTACATGATCGCCGCCGGCTTGGCGCACGACAACGGCGGCACGGTGAGCGGCAAGCAGCTTCGGCGTGCGGTGCAGATGGCCGCCGGCGGCGAGATCATCGAGCACAACGGCCGCCGCCTGCCGCTGCCGGCCGGGATCACCGAAGACATGCTGGAGAAGCGCCTGCGCGCGGTGTCTGTGATCGAGATCGCGCAGCAGTCGATGCCGCGGCCGGCAGCGGCCGGCGCCCTCGTTGACCTCGGAACGGCCACGGTGCGCGCGGCTGGCGTGCAGGTTCCGGTGCGCGACTTCATCGCCAAGCTGCCAGGCGCCGAACTGGTCTACGCCGGGCCCGGCCAATACAACGTGCTGGTAGGCGGCCGGCCGGTGCTGGACAGCGAAGGCCGCCGGCGCATCACGATCCGGGTGCAGTGATGCTCGGCGAACTCCATCAGGCCGGCACCGATCGAGCGCTTGACACGCTGGCGATGCGTCCGCCCGAGCCGGCGCAACCACCGAAACCCAGCTTCTGGGGCGGCCTGCTCGGCGCCGTGCGGCTGCAACCGCCTGGCCTGGTCGGCGAGCCAGGCGTGCAGGCCGGTGCTGCCGAGATGGCCGCCGGCGGCGTCGAGCTTGGCGTCGGGCTGTACCGCCGCCTGACTGGGCCGCAGGACTTTGATACGCGCAACCCGGTATCAGAGCGGCTACGCGAGTTTTCTACCCGCCTGCGCCCAGATCCAGCGACCGCTGGCCTGGCCGAGCGCGTGACGTACGACCTGGAACGCGTGCTGACGAAGGCCGGCGCGTACACCGCGGCCGCCGGGCCGGTGGGCGCCGCGGCGCTGCTGTCGGTCGATGAAGCGCTGACGGTGAGCGCCGATCTGCGCGGCAAGGTCGATGAGACGACGCGCTCGAAAGTGGCTGCCGTGACCGGGCTGGCGACTGGCATCGGAACTCTCCTACCTGTTTTCGGCGGCACGGTGGCCCGCACGCTCGGGCTGTACGCGCTCGGCGGGCCTGGCGCCTTCGTGGCGCAGCAGGCGGCGACGCGCGAGATTCTGCGCAGCGCTGACTACGGCGCGCTGGCCGCGCAGTACGACCCGCTCGACCCGTACGGGCTGCCGCTGGCGTTCCTGCTGCCGACGCCGTTCGTCGCCGCTGGGCTGCGGGCGAACTTGCGCGGCGCGCCGGGCCGCGTCGAGCCGACGCTCACCGCCGAGCAGACAGACGCCGTGATGGCGCACAACCTGACTCTGATGCGCGACGTGCACGAAGCGACGCCGCCCGCGGTGATGGCGGCCGAAATGATGCGCGGCCCGGTAACTGGAAACGCGAACTTCCGCGCGTGGTTCGGTGCCAGCAAGGTAGTGGACGAGCAGGGTGCACCGCTGGTGGTCTACCACGGCACGTCTCGCGACTTCGATGCATTCGACACCGCCGCGCAGCGCTCAATTCAAGCCGACAGCTCGGCGGCTGGCCTGTACTTCACACGACACCCGGAAGACGCCAGCGGGTACGCCACTGGCCGCACTGGGCGCGAAGGCGCCAATGTCGTGCCTGTGTACGTGAGTCTCAAGAACCCGTTTATCTGGCCAGCAGACGACATTTCGCCTTCCCTTATCACAGCCGCCAAACGAGCAGAGTTAGAGGCCAAAGGGTACGACGGCATCATTTACCGCGGTGGCGATGAGATCGTTGCATTCCGTCCTGAGCAAGTGAAATCCGCCATCGGCAACAGCGGACTTTTCGACCCTGCCAGCGGAAGCCTGACAGACGCACCAGATCAAACGGAGGGCGTTCAAACCGGGGCGGCCGATGTCTCGGCAGTGCCGCTGCCGGCGAAGGCTCCTGGAGGCCCGGCTGCTGGCGTGGTGCGCATGTACCACGGTGGAGAACCAGGAGATGCCACCGGCCCGCTGTGGTTCACGTCTGACTTGCGCAACGCGAAAGGATGGGCAAAGTCTAGCCGAATCTGGTACGTCGATGTTCCGAAAGGTCATGCAGCACTTGGTGGTGACCCGGAATTCGGCGTCTTGCCCCCTCAAAACATCGAGTTGCCTGCCGACATCGCCGTCCGCAGGCAAGTCCTAGACGCCAAGCCAGGCTTGCTGTCGGCACTCGAAACCGCCGCCGCACTGCTGAAGGGTCGCGACCCGGCGCAGGTGCTGGCCGAGCTGCAAGCCAAGGGCGATGTGCCGCCGTTGCTGAACAACGCCATTGTGGCAATGGTCGAGGCCGGCGGACGTCCGGCGCGGCTGGCGGCGACGGTTGCTCACTTTGAAGCCGCGGCCAAGGCGGCGCCCGACCGCCCGGCTGCCGACCTGCTGGCTGACGCGGTGGAGCGCGTGCGCGCCGGCGAGCCGGTGCCGGACGACAAGCCGCAGGCGAAGGGCGGCGTCGAAGGCGATGCGCTGCTCGAATCGCTGCGCGCGCGCGTCGCGCTGGTCGAGACGACGGCGCCCGAGATGATCGTGCGGCGCGACGAGACTGGCACCGCGACGGCTGCCGATGAGCTGGCCCGAGCCCGCAAGGAAGCTGCGGAAGGCACTGCTGACGAGCTTGGCGCCGCCGACGCGGATCTGGTGCGCATCGCGGCGGACTGCATGCTGTCTACGGGGGGCCGATGAGCTGCAATGCCGCCAGTCCGACGACAGCGCCGGCGACGATTGTCCACTTGATGATGCGCCACCAGTCGCGGAGGTATCGCGTGGCCTGCCGCGCGTTACCGGTTGCCATCAGCCCCCACAGCCACACCCAGCCGAGCATCACTGCGACGCAGCCGGCGAAGATGAAAGCCTGACGCATGTCGCCCAAATGTATCCAGCAACTCACCGCCGCGGCAGGTAAACCGTTGTCGGCTGGGAAGTTGCGGGCGATCGAGTCCGCGCTGGACAGCAAGATGCGCGAACTGGCGCGCCGCGACCGCACTCGCTGGCAAGGCCTGACGCGCGACCAGCGCCTGGCTGAAGCCGCCGCCGCCGCGATGAAGGACGTGCAGGCCGCCGCGGCGCGCCGCGAGTACAACGCGACGTTGCAGGTGCTGCGCACCGCCGAGACAGACGAGCGCGTGCGTGCCGCCATGGCACTCAACGACCTGACGCGCTCGCAGGGCTTCATCCGCGACATGGACTTGACCAGCCAGAACGCAGATGCGATCCGCAACGAGGCAACAGGCCACCTTGGCGACCTGATCGACGCGGCGGAATCGAAGGCCGGCACCGGCCCGCTGCGCAATCTCGGCATGCGCATGTTCGATCTCGACAACCCGCGGATGACGGCGGACATCGTGCGCGAGGTGTTCAGGAACGCCGATGGTTCCACGGGAAACGCCGCCGCGAAGGCTGGCGCGCGCGCCTGGCTCGACGTCATCGAGGGCCTGCGGGTGCGCTTCAACGCTGCCGGCGGTGACATCGGCAAACTCGGCTACGGCTACCTGACGCAGGCTCATGACGCGGTGCGCGTGTTCGAGGCTGGTGCCGTGCGCTGGGCAGACACGGTGCTGCCGCTGCTCGACCGCAACCAGTACGTGCGCACGGACGGCGCGCTGATGACACCTGCTGAGGTGCGGCAACTGCTCACCGCGGCGCACGAGACGCTCTCGACCGGTGGGGCGAACAAGCGCGAGCTGGGCGCCTTCGCCGGCACCGGCGCGCGCGCGAACCGCGGCATGGATCATCGCGTGCTGCACTTCCGCGACGGCGACGCCTGGATGGCCTACATGAGAGAGTTCGGGCAGGGCTCGCTCTACGATGCCATGCTCGGCCACATCGCCAACATGGCCCGCGGCATCGCGTTGGTCGAGCGCATGGGGCCGAACCCGCAACAGCAGTTCCGCGTGCAAAACGACTTGGCGCAACGCGCCGATGGCGTTGGCACGTTCAAGAACCGCGCTGCCGGCAACACGCCGCAGGACAACTGGAACGTTGTCAGCGGCGTCTCCGGCATGCCGGAGAACCGGCTGATAGCGCAAGTCGGGCAGGACGCGCGCAACGTGCAGACTGCGGCCAAGCTCGGCGGCGCGGTGCTGTCGGCGTTTACGGACGTGGCAACGATCGCCGCGGATGTGCACTTCAACAAGCTGCCGTACTTCGCCATGCTGGCGAACATCGGCCGGCAGTTCGACGGCCAGACACGCGAGTTTCTGCGCGCGCACGGAGTGATGGCGGAAAACCTGACCTCTACGCTCAACCGCTGGACGGGCGACAACCTCACGCACAGCTTGACAGGGCGCGTCGCCGGCGCGGTGATGAAGCTATCGCTGATGAACGCCTGGACTGACGGCCTGCGGTCGGCGTTCGCGCAGACCATGATGGGCGGGCTGGCGCGGATGGCGCGCAAGGATTGGGCGAAGCTCTCTCCGTGGGATCGCTATCTGCTTGAGCGCAAGGGCATCACCGATGCGGACTGGCAGATCATCAGCAAGGCTGTACCTGATCGCCACAAGGGCGGCGACTACCTGACGGCCGATGGTGTGCGCGCAACCGGGATCGACGGCGCCGAGCAAGCGGCAACCAAGGTGCTCGCCTTCGTGATCGACGAGGCGCAGTTCGCAGTCGTGAATCCTGACGTGGCAACGCGCGCCATCGTCACCGGCGGCGGCATGCCACGCGGCACGATCAAGGGCGAGGCGATGCGCTCGTTCGCGCAGTTCAAGAGCTTCCCTATCGCGATGATGACGCGGCACTGGCGGCGGATCATGGAAACGCCGCAGGGGCTGGAAGGCGCGCCGCTGTTGTTCAGTGGCTTCCTCGGCGATACGGGTACCAAGTTCGCCGCCTTCGCCGCGCTGAACGTGTCGATGATGATGCTCGGCGCGATCGTGTTGCAGAACAAGGCGCTGGTGCAGTTCAAAGACCCGTACGACATGACGGAAGGCAAGTTTTGGATGCGCGCGCTCGCGCAGGGCGGCGGCATGGGCTACCTGGGCGACCTCATCTTCAAAGACCCGACCGAGAACCGCGGCAGCACAGCCGAGCAGGTTGTCGGTACGGTGCTCGGGCCGGTAGCAGGCAGCGTGGCCGGTGTCGCCGGTGATCTGGTGGTGACGAACGCTTGGCAGGCCGCCAAGGGCAAGGAAACCGACCTCGGCGCGGAGGCGCTGCGCTGGGGCAACTCGCAACTGCCTGGACAATCTGTGTGGTGGGCGCGCGGCTTGTGGGAAACATGGTTTCTGCACTCCGCGCAGGAAGCGCTGAATCCAGGCTACCTGGCGCGAATGAAAGCGCGCGCGCAACGAGATTGGGGACAGAAACGCTGGTGGGAGACCGGAGAACCATTGCCTGAACGCATGCCTGACTTCGAACGAATCACAGGAGAGTGACAATCGGACAGTTGGTGTAGCTCAGAATCTAGATAGAGCACTGGAGCCCGCAAGGGTGCTTAGAGGTCGGCGGGGATGGACAGTCCCGCCCACCAACTTTCTGGAGTAGCGCAATGAGACCAGACCAGTACCTGAAACTTCAGGCTCTCGAAGAGAAGATGCTCGACTTGTTTCTCGTCGAAGCAGAGCCGGATAACTGGCCCGGCCATGGTGTGAAGCCGTCCGCGATGGAACCGCAGATGCGAGGCGATCGCTACTGGTCGAAGAAGAACGCCGCGGCGATCGGCATCCTCGCAAACCGCGTCTCTTGCATGATCGGCAACGCTCAGGCGTATGGCAGGACTGCGCCATCTGGCACTGCCGATGACGAGAAGCAGTTGGATGCCGATTACGCCAAAGCCGAGCGCGAAGCCAGCAAGCTACTCGATGAGATGAAGACCGGCGAGCGCAAGAAGGCGTTCGACCGCAGGGTGCATACCAAGGCACACGGCAAGGTGGATGGACGCGCCTCGTGATGCCTCGTTCCTGACATTCTTCATTCTCTGGGCGAGATTGCAGGGCTGGAAGATTCCGCCGCTGCATGTGCGCATCTGCCATTGGCTCGACACATGCGCAGACCGCGTGCGCGTGCTGTTGGTGTTTCGCGGCGCAGCGAAGTCGACCATCTACGCGGTCTACAAGGCGTACAAGCTCTACCGCTCGCGCTCGCACCGATCGCTGATCTACGCGGCTGATGACAAGCTGGCCGGCAAGCTCACGCGCGACACGCTGAACGTTCTGCGCCGCCACCCACTGACCGGTGGGATGGTGCCGCGCCACACCGGGGCGATGTCGTTCTGGGTGCACGGTGCGACCGACGCGCGCAACCCGAGCATGGAGGCGGTAGGGGTCAACTCCAACGCTACCGGGTCACGCGCAGATGACGCCGACTTCGACGACATAGAGGTGCCGAAGAACATCAAGACGGCCGAAGCGCGGCTAAACCTGCGCCAGAAGATCGAAGAGGCGACGCACATCCTCGTCCCTGGCTGGCAGAAGACGTTCGTCGGCACGCCGCACACCCATGCCACGATCTACAACGAGCAGATAGAAGGTGGCGCCGCGGTGCTCAAGATCCCACTCTTCGAGCACGTGCGGCGCTACACCGATGGCATTGATACGCGCATGCGATTCCGATTTGACTTCGAAGCGGCCGAAGACGGGCTGTACGTGATCGCCGGCATCGGCAAGCCGGCGCGCATCATGGTCGATGGCATCGACTACCGCGTTGAGGGGCACGAAGTTGTGTTCGATACGCCGCCTGACGTGGTGCTGGACATCTGTGCCGGCTGCGCCTGGCCGGATCGGTTCACGCGCGAAGAGATCGAGGTCAAGCGCAAGGAGACGCGCACGCTCAACGCCTGGGACTCGCAGTATCAGCTTGAGGCAAAGCCGATCGAGGATGTTCGGCTAGATCCGGAGCGAATGATCCCGTACCTGGTGGAGCCCGAGATTCGGCTGGCGAACCGGCGCATCGCGATGTATCTCGGAAGCGTGCAGGTCGTCGGCGCCGTGGCGTATTGGGACTGCTCGCTCGGCAAGGTCAAGTCGGACGCATCGGCATTCACGGTGCTTTTCACCGACGAGCGCGGGAACCTGTATTGGCATGTGGCTGCCGGCTTGGTCGGCGAGCTGGACGTGCTCGACACCGATGGTCGGCTGTGCGGTGGCCAGTGTTACCAGATTCTGGAGCTGGTGCTGAAGTACCAGCTCCCTTGCGTGACCGTAGAAACCAACGGCCCGGGTGGTTTCGTTCCGCCGATCCTCCGCCGCGCGATGGCCGGCACTGGCTGCGCTGTGCGCGAGGAATTTTCGACCACCAACAAGCAGGCTCGCATCCTCGATGCATTCGAGCCGGCGCTGTCTTCGCGCTTCCTGTGGGCACACGAATCCGTGCTCGACGGCCCTGTGTGGGATCAGATGCGCGACTTCAACCCGGCGTCACGGAACCAGCCAGATGACTACCTGGACTCGGGCGCCGGGGCTATCCGCTGCACCCCGGTACGCATCGGCAAGGTCATCGAGCAGGCGAACGGCAAGAATTCTCCGGCAGGGCCGCGCAAGGATTGGGCGCCGCACTCTGGCGTCCATGACGTGTCGTTGGAGGACGTTTAGGCGTCGGCCCAGCGTGAGCCGGCGCGCACCCCGCGCAAAGAGGCTCACGGATGACGGTCGCGCTCCAGACCACATTGACAACGCACACCGGCAACGGTGTGACGCTGAGCTTCGGGTACGCCTGGCATCTGCCTGCCAACGGCGACATGGTCGTGCAGGTCGATGGCTTGGCCAAGACGCTGAACGTTGACTACACAGTCTTGGGTGCCGGGGCCACCGGCGGCGGGTTGGTGATCTTCACCGTCGCGCCGATCAACGGCGCCGTGGTGACTCTGTTCCGCAATACCCAGCTCAAGCGAGACACCGACTACCAGACCGCTGGCGACTTCCAGGCGGCGGTGGTTAACAAAGACTTCGACCGCGCTTGGCTGGCGCTGCAAGACTTCGAGAGCGGCGGCAAGGGCAGCGCGACGACGCTGCGCGCGCCGAACGGGGAACTGATCGACGTGCTGCCGGCAAAGGCCGGGCGCAAGGGAACGTTTCTCTTCTTCAACGACCTCGGCCAGCCGACGACAGTTCTGGCTGGCGTGCCGACGCCATTCGGGATCAGGCTCTACGAATACACCGCGACTGCCGGCCAGACAACTTTCAGCGTTCCATCCGGCTATGTCGTCGGGTTGATTCAAGTCAATCTCAACGGCATCGAACTCGCGGCGACGGACTATGTGGCGACGAATGGCACATCCGTCGTGCTCAACATCGGCGCGACGCTCGACGACGACGTGAAGATTTGGGCCTTCTTGACGTTCAGCGTGCCTTCGATCGAAGCGAACCTGGCGAACGTTTTCGACGCCACTGAGGGGGCTGGAAGAATAGGGCTAGATCCGGCGCTTGCTTACGGCGCAGGTACGGTCGGCGCACATCTGGCCATTCCGGCCAGGCGCATCCCTGCGGAAGTAACGGCCGGGGTCACGCCCTCGTTCTACTTTTACCTCCCGACTCCGGCATACGACCTACGCCGCTGCGGCTGCACGCTTGACGGCGTGACCGATGACACCGCGGCGATAAACCGGGTGCTGTCTGTCATCTCCGCGCAAGGCGGCGGCGACATCGTGCACTCGCCAGGAACGCTGCGGATCACGGCGACGCTCGCGGCTGGCGTGCTACCGGCAAACCTGACCTGGACTGGCTGTGGGCGCGAGGTGTCGAAAGTCAAGGTCGATGCCGCAGTCGTTGGGCTGACCCGCTTCTTTGCGAACCATTCGCAGATCAATGCGTTCAATCTCAACGTGCGCGGCATCGGGTTCTTCGGCTCGACTGTTGCTGTCGGGGGGATGTATTTCACCTACGCCGACTGGCTTCAACTGGACGGCGTCGGCTTCGAAGATTTCACCGCTGCGACTGGCCACGGGCTCCGTATTGGGAACGTTTTCAGATGGGGAGTGAAACGCTGCCATTTCGAGAACATCAAGGCATACGGGGTACGCGCCGACGCAATCGGCGGCATCGGCTGCAACCACGGCGAGATCACCGGCAAGGGTGAGTTCATTGGCAACAACCAAACTACGTTCGTCGGTATCCACCTGGAATCCAGCCAGCAGATCGAGATCAGCGGGCAGGACATGGAAGGATCTTCGAACGGGCTGCGCGCGATCGAGTTCTCAGGCGGCGACGGCACGCACATCCACGACAACTACATCGAGCAGTGGCTCGGACGCTGCATCAGTTCGGTGTCTGGCCCGGCTTGCTCGCGCGTCGTGATCGAAAACAACCTGCTCGCCGGCGCAGCGCCGGTCATCAGTTGCGCGAACGTCGACAACGTCAATTCGAGGTGGACTGTTCGGCACAACCGATTCCCGGACTCTGGCGCCGCGGCGGTGCTGATTACGCAGGGCACGACCACCGACTTTGTGGAGCACGACAACGACGTGGACGTGTCGAACATGACCGCCACCTACGTCGTATCCGACAAGGATGTAACCCGGCACAGCGGCACGTTCACAGCGACGCTGACCGGTTGCACGACATCGCCGACCGTCGCCGTGCAATTCGAGCGCATCGGCCGAAAGGTGGTGTTGCGCATCCCAGCGCTGGCCGCGACCAGCAACACGACCGCATGCACGCTGACAGGCATGCCGACGCGGCTGCAACCGGCCATCGCACAAGTCGTGTGGGGTCGCTACACCGACAACGGGATCGACGCGGTTGGCATGGTTTCGATCAGCGCGGGCGGCATCCTGACTTTGGTCAATCAGGCCGGCGTTTCAACGTTCTTCACGGCTACCGGTACGAAGGGCGTTCCAACGTTCACGACCGAGTACCTGCTCGACTGAGCGGCATCACAGCTATGAGCAAGTCAAGACAACTGGCCGACATGGTCAACACTGACGCAGCCGGCCAGCGCAACTATTGGGGCTCAGTGGCAAACGAGGCAGCGATGCTCGCGCTGTCAAGTGCCGAGCGCGGAGACTGGTGCAAGCGAGCAGACCTCGCCGGCGCGGCGTACGAGCTCACCGCGTTGCCTCCATCGACCTTGGGCAATTGGGTCGAATCTGGTGGCGGCGGCACGCCAGCCGACGCAACGACAAGCACGAAGGGCATCGTGCAGCTCACCGGCGGCCTGGCCGGCACGGCGACGGCGCCGACGGCGCTCGGCTACGCGAACACCGCGGCACTGCAAGCTGTCATCGACGGCATCAATGCGGCGATCAATGCCAAGCAAGCCAGCTCGAGCAAGCTGTCGCAGTTCTCCGGTGTCGGATCGTCTGCCGGTGCGGTCGAGAACATTGACGCGAACAGCGTTGCAATCCGCTCGTTCGGGATCAGTGCTTCGACATCGATCCCGACCCGCGCAGACGTGGATACGAGGTTCCCGCGCGTCTCCGATGGCTTGCCTGGCGGCGGCGTCGGGCTGGATAGCGATTGGGTCGTGCTGACCGACAAGCCACAGCGTGGAACCATGGCGCTGAAGGTTTCTGGTGCCTGGGCGAAGCAGGACAAGACCTACACGTGGGCGGCCAGACCAAGCGCGGTGACGTATTCAGGCGAAGTCATCACGATCAGCGACTTCAATCAGGATTTCTGGTCGAACGGCACGAACTGGATTCCTATTGGTAAGGAACTGAGGTTCGGCAGCACGACGGCGACAGCAAATCACACTGGTACGACTACAGAAACAACACTTGCGACTCACACAATTCCGGCAGGACTGGTATTGCCAGGTTGTTCAATCGGGGCCGGAATGTTGTGGACGTTTACCGGTGCAGCCGACATCAAGACTCCACGCGCTAAGGTGGCAGGCTCATCCATTTTCAACCAGCCAACAGTCAATACAGACACCATTGTGCGCGTCCAACCAGTTATGGATGTGGCCGAGTCTGGTACTACGCATACCATTTTGGCGCTCGGCACTAACGACGATGGTCATGATTTCGGTACTACAGCAGCGACACTTACTGCCGATTTCTCTGCTTCCGTGGATGTCACATTCACCATGCAGCTTGTTAATGCTGCTGACGGTGCGATTTTGAAGCGGCGAGTAGTCGTCATCGAGTACTTGTGAGATGTCAAGCTCGGCGCGCATTGGTGGTCTACGAGCACTGTTCAGACTGATTGGTGCGCCGCCGCCGCCTTCGCCATCGCCGCCTTCGCCGCCGCCCGCACCGGCCACGTTCGACGACACGACGATGACGACGACGTCGACAGGCACCGCACGCAACGGGCCTGGCATCTACCACGGCTTCACCGCGACCACCGGGTCAGGGACGGTCAGCGTCTACAACGGGCTCGACGCTACGGGGACGCTGATCCACCAAGTGACGAACCCGACACTCGGCGTGTTCCAGGCGGCTCCCGGCGCGCCGATCGCCTGCGACAACATCTGGGCAGTGCAGGGCTCGCGAACCATCGCCTACAGGATCGACTGATGGCTACCTGGTGGGTGCGTGGCGTGCAGTACTCCGGCGGTACGAACGACGGCACGTCGGACGCCAATGCTTTCATCGGCACCAAGAGGCTGTCGGACAAGCTCAACGACGGCACCGTTCAGTCAGGCGACACGGTGGAATTCAGCAACACCAATGGGCCGTTCACGATTGCCGAAGCCGCTGACTGGCCGGCGTCGGTTGGGATCACAACGGCCCTCAGCAACACTTCGGCCGGCGGCATCATCCTTGGATCTGCGCAAGGCGCAGCGAGCAGTCTGAGCGGCAGGCGTCTGTCGATGCAGAACGGCACTGGTCAAGCTCACATCGACTATCGCGGTGCAACTGCAACAGGGCAGCGCGCGGTCGCAGCGCTGCGGTTGCGCGGCGAAGACTGGACTTTGTCCGCCCCGAAGATCACGGCTCCAAATTGGGCCTACATCCGCAGCTCAACAGGCTCGACGCGCATTGCCGGGCCAACAGTCGGCGGCGATGCAGAGCAAGCCAGCTTCGAGAACATCGGCCTGATGGCGCTTGGTAGCGGTTTCACGATCGAGGACTTCGACCTATCGGGTGGGTTTGGTTGGTGTCGGTATGCACTCTACGTTGGTGTCAACGCGTCGCAAGTTTCTGGAGCCTCGAACAACAAGCAGGTAACGATTCGCCGCGGCCAGCTGTACGGTTGCCACAGCGGTTTCCAGATCCAGCCGTTCGGCCCTACCGGGACGGACAACGACTACGAAATGCGTCCAGGCACTCGCCTGCTGCTGCACGACGTGTTCATCGACCAGGCGTGCTGGGGCATCTACCCGGGCGAGCTGATCAAAGCGCGCAACGCAGCCGGGCATGGCAACGGCGGGGGAATGCTCGGGCGCTGGGCCGGCCGCGCGATCATGCGTGACTTCGAGGCTACCGGCGAATACCAGGACGGCTTCGCGATGGGTTTCGACTCAGGTGTGATCTGTCTGCGCCCATACATCCATGATATCGGCATTCCGCTGATAGACGAATGGCAGTGGGGCACTTCTTGGACGCTTCAAACCGGGCTGGCAAATGGCGAGGGAAACGGCGTCAAGATGGGGCTATCAAGCGCCACAGGCACCGGCGTGCCACCAACTACATGGCTTGGCACTGACGGTACTAGCTCGGGGCTTGAAACAAACATCAACCTACCAGAGCTTCGCAATATTCTGCACGGTGCGCGTATTGTGAATTGCCAGGGCATGGGGGTTACTAGCAATAATAGCTCCGGTGCATTCATTGGGTCATGCGAGATATTCGACACAGGCCGTCAAGGAATAGCGCTGTTCATGCCAGCGGGCAAAGTTGGTAATTTCTTCTTGCACAACAACTTCATTCGCAAGCTGACCAGCGAGCCAACCAATGCTCCATTGCATATTCAAGCCGGATGCCGAGTCTGGGCGTACAACAACGTCAGCTACAGCAACCAGGCGGTGGGCACGCAGCGCGACGTAATCATCGACTCGACCAGCGGTCTCGTGAAGGACAAGAACCTGCTGGTAACTGGCCGCATCGGTGGCAGCAATGCGGCTGGGTGGAACACGGCGAATGACATCTCTGTGCAAGTACCGCCGTGGACAGATGGAGCTGGCTTGCCAGCAGGGCACGCGCTGCGCACGGCTGGCACGCGAGCCGGGATTCAGGCAGCGCGAAGCCATGGTGCGAACCGCAGCAGATCAGGCGCGCTGTGGCCGGCCGGCAACCTTCCGTTGGGATGCTACCAATGACCACATTTGAACTAGGCCCGGGTTTGCTGGCGCTATTGGGCAGCGTCGTCACGACCACCGGCGGCATTCTCGTCCTCTGGTTGAGTCAGAGACGTGAGTTCAAAAAGGCCGAAACGGCTCGATCAAGTGCAAAGCAACTCGTCGTTGAAGACGGCGCTAAGAAGGACGCGGCACTGAAGGACATTCACACACTTGTGAATAGCCGCCTGACGCGAGTTCTTCAAGAGAACGCCGAGTTCAAGATGATCATTACCGATCTCATTGCTGCCAAGCACACTACCAGAGCAGAGCAAGCCGCAACAGAGGCGAATGCCGAAGCAAGAATCAAATGATCGACACCAAGGCAAGAATTCATTCAGGGAGAGAGGAGAGCATCACTTAAAGGAATTCCCATGGCCATGAAACTCGTTCTCTTCGCCGCGCTCGCGGCCGTCACACTGCCGGTGGCGGCCAAGGAGATTGGTTCAGTCTCGAACGGCCGCGCGGCAATCGTGCTGTTCGATGATGCAAACGATTGCCCAACAGGCACCACGGCTGCGCTGTACATCGACCACCGCCAGCGGGTCAAAGGCTGCTGGTACGAGTGGCTAGGCAATGTGCGCCTCACGTTCGACGACGACGATTCTTTTGTCATCCCGCGTGCCAAGTTCACAGTAAGAAGCCTGTGAGGCGATCATGTCGGACGAACTATTCGACACGCGCCTGTGGTTCTACAGCGGGCACGGCATCGCCAAGCTACACGGCTGCATCGTCAAATTGATCAAAGCCCCGGTGCTGCGCGGGCTTGAGGTCGATGAGCTGGACTACTGCCCAGATACAGGCACCGCTGAGATCCAGCCTGTGCGGTGTGCTCGGCGCGACATGACGCGCGATGAGATCTGGTGCTGCGACGCGCTGCTGCTGTCGCTGTGCCCACGGTAGCGGGGAAGAACTCGTCCACCTGAGCGCGCAGGTGGCGCCTCAAGCACTGTACGCGCGTCCATGCCGCCCTATGACGTCGGATCGTCGAATGGCAGCGCATCCTGCGCGCTGTGGATTGCAAATCCGTCCAGGGCGGTTCGACTCCGCCCCGCGCCTCCACTCTCACAGCGGCCGTTCTGGGCCGGTTCCGATGGCTGGGTGATGGGGAAGTTCTCGCCCATCAAGCTGCTGCGGTGCCACAAGCGAGCGCAGCACAGCGCACAGCTTGTCGCACTCCTTCTGCGTCAAGTCGCGCGGCACAACTAGTTGCGCAAGGTAGCCTCCCATCGGGATTGGGAAGCACATCGTTCTCCGCACGTTCACGCCGCCAGCTTCCAGATCTTCACACCGCCATGCAGTAACGCAGTACCGCCAACAGCGACAGCGCCAGCACACCAACAGCGAGGAGGACGCTAGCCAAGCGTTCCAGATCCATTACGCCGCTCGCTTCCCGATCCGCCCCACTGCATCGCGCAGGCTCGCAGTCGAGTGGTGCGCGTAGCGCCTGGTGCTCGCGTTCGACTTGTGCCCGAGCACGGCCCCAACGGTGTAGAGCGGCACGCCGGCGTTGAGCATCGCCGACGCCGCGCTGTGGCGCAGGTCGTGCACCTTCAGGTTGTGGATCCCTACCGCCGCGCAGGCCTTGCGGAAGTGATAGCGCAGCGTCTCGTAGGCAGGCCACTCGTAGCCGATGCAGCAGCGGATCTTCGGGTGGATCGGGATGCGACGCGGCTCGCCGTTCTTCGTGTCGTGCAGCACGAACTCGTTGCCATCGACCTCGGCGCGCCGCAGTTCCCCGATCCGCATGCCGCTGTAGAACGCGATCCTGATCGCCGCTCGCGCCTGCCAGTGGTTGCACGCTCTGGAAAGCTGCAGCATCTGCCGCCGGTCGATGTAGACCTGCCGTTCGTTGCTCACGGCCGGCATGACGACGGCGGCGGCCGGGTCGTGCTCGGCCATCTTGTGGTGCTTCCAGCCCCAGCGGCAGGCACTGGTCAGGTAGCGCAGCCGGTTGCGGATCGTGGCCGGCGCCAGCCGACGCTCGCCGGAGCGGTGGTCGTGCGTGTACTGCGCGCACACGTCGGCCAGCGTCTCGATAGGCCGGCCGATGTAGTAGTCGGAGATCAGCGCCAGTTCGGTCGCGATACCGTGCCCGTCTTTCAAGTTCACGGCTCGCTCGTCGAGGTAACGAGCGACAGCCTGGTCGATGGTGTAGCGCTGGCGTTCGAGCCCGGTTGCGATGGCGTAGAGCCGCGCGCTTTCCTGGCGATCGTAGGCGTCAGCTTGCGAGCGACTCCATGCCGCCGGAAGCAGCTTTCTAGCTCGGACGCGCCGCCCTCCGATGCGACGGCTGAACTCAAACGCAAAGCGCCGGCGGCCTGCACGGTCGAGGATGGTGCTGATCGGCATGATTCCCGGAACGTCTCCACGTCTGCCGGCGCAAAGCGTACTGCACGGCCGCCGGCGGTCGGCCGAAAGCCGCGCATCAGGCCCTTGGCGTGCAGCTCGTACACCGCTCGCGCGCTGATCCCGAGCCGCTCCCCAACTTCTGCGGCGGTCATGTCGGGAGGAGCTGGCAGGCTCATGTCTCGTCGCGATCCTCGTCGTCATTATCGACATCCGTGTTCAGCGGCTTGTCTGGCGGCGTCAGCGTGATGATGACCTCCTGCCCGTTCTTCGCCCACAGCAGGCCGGCGCCCTCTGGTTCCACGTCGGATGTCCCGACCCGAAACGACAGCTCGACGGTGCCGCCTTGCTTCGGCGCGACCTTGAACTCGTCGACCTTGCAGGCGCCGCACACGCTGATTCCGTCGATGCCGTGGTCGATCATGAGGTTCCAGCCGTTGAGCGTGCTGGTGAACACCAGATGGTCGATACCGAGCGTGCGCAGCAGCGGCGTGCATTCCTCTATGCCTGGCAGCTCATTCTGACCGTCCGGCTTGGTGTAGAGCGTGCTCCGCATGGTCGCCGACAGCTTGTCAAGGATCGTGTTGGCCGCCGTGATCTTGAGGCGCAGGCTGATGGCCGGCACGTCCTCGGCGCCGTGCTTCTCGACGCGGTTGGTGACGCTGGCGAGCGTGGCTACGGTATCTTCGAGGGCGAAAGTCATGCGGGCTCCGTTGTGGTTGGTTCGGTGGCGCCGATGGCCTCGGCGATGACAGGCTCTGCGACCGTGACGATCAGCTCGTCGAAACCGTGCTCGGGGCCGAACTCGTGCCAGTGGTTGACGATCGCGCGCAGTGCCGCCAGCATGCGCGGCGCGGCCTTGTACAACCTCGCCGTGGCGTCCAGCGTCGCGCGCTCGGCGGCGAGGTAGCGCTGCTTCTCGGCTTCGATGGCTCTGGCTTCGTCGTCGGTGCTCACGTCTGCGGCTCCTGTTCTGCCTTGGAGTCCTCGACCTTCACATCGGCAGCGAGCAGATAGACAAGATCGTTTTGAGATGCGACTCTGACGCTGTATTCCATTGCGGCGACATAGCGCAGCACCGCAGCAGGGTGCGCTGCGTTTACCAGGCGGGCAATCCTGCCTTTCTGTAGGACAACGTAGATGCGCTCGGCGGGCGATTTCTTTTGCGTGGTGGGTTCGATCATTTGGATGGTGCTCATTCTTCTGCCTCGTAGGTTGCTGCAAAGATGTCAGGCTTGCACGGGTAGCGCTCGCCATTGACGCCGGTGATGATCCAGTCACCAGGGCAGACGCGGTGCCCCATCTCCAACGTGTCGATCCAGCCATGCACGTGCATGCGCGAGAAGCAGTGCCGGCACTGCTTCTCGCCACTCACGTCGGGATGGCGGAAGTAGCGAACCACCTTGCCCTCGAACTTCTCTCCTTCGAACGCGCCGCTGGTGAATCGCTCGTCGCCATCCTCTTGGTGGTCGCCGTTCTTGAACCACTGCGTCGCATCACGGTACTTCACTTGCCGCCCTCCAACCGTTGCACCAGCGCGACCAGCTCTGCGTGCTGATCTGCCGGCAGCGCCAAAGCCTCGTCGAGCAGCAGCGCGCGCTCGTCGGCAGTCTTTGCGTCGCGCAGCAGGTCGTACAGCTGCGCGTATGTGCGCGCCGACGGCGTGGCGCTAACCTCGCCGGTCTCTGGATCGACAGGGGCAGCTGGTTTTTTCGCCGGCGCATTACGCTCTTTGATTGCCGCCTTCGCCTTGTCCGCTGCGCTTTGCCCGACCGGCGGCTCGGACTGCGGATCGACCTCGAACCAATCAGCCGCGGTGCTCATGCCATCGCGCAGGCTGGCGTACACCTTCTTCAGGCTCACCACCTGAGCCGGCTGAATCGCGTCGAGCCGTCGCTGGATGCGCCGCTCGATCTGCTCGCGCGTGACGCCGAAGGTACCAAATGCGGCGGCCATCTTCTGCATAGCCTCCGGCGACGTGTCGGCCTTGGCCTTCATCGTCGTCTCGCATTGCTCCAATGCCGTTTCCGTCACGTCGCCAGGGATGATGGCCAGGATGCAAGCACGCAAGCGCCGCGCGCCCATGTTGGCCACGAGTTCGTAGATGTCGCGCGGGTCTTCTAGCCTCTTCGATCCTTGCCTCGTGTGCCTGATGTGCGGCACCTGGAACGCGACTTCGCGCCGCGTGTTGGTTTCCATGTCCCAGCAAAACGCCTGCACGGTGCTCTCGCCGTTGCGCTGGTCAAGCTCACGAATCCCGAACGAGACATTGCCCCACGCCTGCGCGAGCGTTTCAGCGAGCCGAATCGACGGGCCACTGATGTCCGTGCCGCCGCGGCTGTAGCTGTACACCGCCGCGTCGGCCAACGTCGGCCGCGTGCAGGCATTGAGGATGCGATCCATCGCTGCGATCTGGTCGCGCGGGTTGGCGCGCGCAATCATCATCGCCGCCTGCACTTCTGCGATGCCGCGGTGCTGGTCGGTCTGCGCGAGCGCGCTGCTCGGCGCGGCCGCGACCTTGGCGGCTGCGAACGGCGAGTCGACGGTTTCGGTCATGACTTTTCCTTTGCGAGTAACAGCCGGCGCGATGGCTCGCTTGGCTTAGTGAACTGCGCGGCGATGTCCGGATGTGCAGCCCTGAGCGCCGCGCCGTCCAAGCGCATCGCCGGCTTGCTCGCGCGCCACGTTGCCAGCACGGCGCCATTGCCACCTACCAGCGTGTCGCGTTCGCCGAGGAACTTGAGCACCGTTGCCCGCGCCGCTTCCTCCTGGGACTCCAGCTCGGCAATGCCCCTGCGCGTTGCGTACACGGTCGCCAACGCGTCGACCACGTCCGGGGTGGCATACGCCTGCTCGGCCCGACTAGCGCGCCCGTAGCGCGCCTGTACTTCTGCGAGCGATACTGGCTCGGGCGGCTCGCCGCGCTGCACGCGGGCCCAGAATTCTGCGCCGGCATCGATGAGCATTTGCTGCAGCTCGCGGTCAGCCTCGACGGTGTAGATCCGGAAGTCGCTGCCGCCGATGAGCACGGCCACGTCGGCGAGCGCGAAGCCGCTGACCTCCATGTACCACTGGCTCTGCAGCAGGTACGGTTGCGGGATGTCGCTCGATCCCGGCTCACCCCAGCCGTCGCCGCTGCGCGCGGTCTTTCCCTCGTACACGCGCGGCTCGGTCGTGAACCCGTCGAGGTTCGCGATCATCCAATCATGCTTCGGGTGACGCACGAGCCCGTCGTACATGCGCACTTCGCTGCCGGTCACGTCCGCGTAGCGCTGGCGCACGACGGGTTCGAGCAAGCGGCCCCAGAGCATCGCGTCGTTGTCAGGCTGCGGCGGGGCTTCGCCGCGCTTGTCGAGATAGACCTCGTAGGGCGTCCTCCATTGCGACAGCCCGAGGATGGCGGCGATTTCGCTACCCCCGACCCCTGTCTTACGGGCTTCGAGCCAGTCGGTGCGCGCGTTCATGCGAGCCACCACAGGGCAACCGCGGCCCCGCCGATGGCGCCAGCGCAGACCCATTGCGGCAGCGTCCGATCCGCGAGCCAGTCGAGCAGAAGCAGCAGCAACGGCGGCTCGACGACGCACTCGACCGGATCGGCGTACTCCGCATCGCGCGGGAAGGCACCGTTCGCCGCGTACATCGTGCGCGGGTGGCGCCTAGTGGTCGGCGTGTGGCACGTGCAGCCCATCTCCATTTCGCACGTGCCGACACACTCGGATGGCTTGGTGTAGAGGTGGCGCAACGTTTGGCGGCGCGGGTCGGCGTTCATGTTTCGTCCTCCGCGTCGCCGTCGCCTTCGCCGTCGCCGTAGCCGGAGCCGTAGCCGTCGCCGGAGCCGGAGCCGTAGCCGTCGCCGTAGCCGGAGCCGTAGCCGTAGCCGGAGCCGGAGCCGTCGCCGGAGCCGGAGCCGGAGCCGAAGCCGAAGCCGGAGCCGGAGCCGGCGCCGTAGCCGTCGCCGTCGCCTTCGCCGTAGCCGTAGCCGTCGCCGGAGCCGGCGCCGGAGCCGTAGCCGTAGCCGGCGCCGGAGCCGTAGCCGTCTCCGGAGCCGTAGCCGTCGCCGGAGCCGGAGCCGGACTTGTTCATGCCTGCCCCCCGTAGCGACCTTCGCGCTCGACGCGTTCTGCTTCCTTGCGGTCGCTGTACTCGATGCTGTCTTGCTCGGCGCGCACCTGGCGCTCTATGCGTGCCAACTCGTCGGCGTCGGCCCACGTGCATTCTGTGAGCGCGTGGCAGGCGTTTTCCAGATGTCCGGCGACGGTGTAGAAGCCATTGCTGCCGATTACGTCGTCCTCGGCATACATGCGCTCGCGAACGGCATTGAGCACCGCCTTGAGGCCCTCGTGAGTCGATGGCAGCTTGGCGATCGCATCGGCGATGCCGGCGGCGCTGCGCAGCGTTTCGGTCTCGCTGCACAGCAGCCGGATCTGCCCTTCGAGCAGGCCGACCCAGAACGTGCACAGCAGCCGGATCTGCCCTTCGAGCAGGCCGACCCAGAACGCGTTGCGGTCAGCGGTGTTACACCCGTAGTGTTTCGCGGCGGCTTCGGCTGCGGCCAGGATCGTCTCGGCGTTCATGTTTCGTCCTCCGCGTAGCGGTCTCCGGAGCCGTAGCCGTCGCCGTAGCCGTAGCCGTCGCCGTCGCCGTAGCCGGAGCCGTAGCCGTAGCCGGCGCCGTCGCCGTCTCCGGAGCCGTAGCCGGAGCCGTAGCAGGAGCCGTAGCCGTAGCCGTCGCCGGAGCCGGAGCCGTCGCCGGAGCCGGAGCCGGAGCCGAAGCCGAAGCCGGAGCCGTCGCCGTCTCCGGAGCCGTAGCCGTAGCCGTAGCCGGAGCCGTCGCCGTCGCCGTAGCCGGGGCCGGCGCCGTAGCCGGAGCCGTCGCCGTAGCCGTCGCCGTCGCCGTCGCCGGAGCCGATCACTTGCCCCACCTGCTACGGCTGAGGTTCTCGCGTCCAGCATCGCTGGCGGCGATGATCTCGATCACCTCTGTCAGCGCGATCTCTGCCACAGGCTCGCTGATGCGCGAGTGGATCTCATCGCAGCCTCGCAGAGCGAGTTCGTGAAGCGTGTTCGCGCCGCGCCAGCGCCAGACGCGGCGCGCGTTGACGAGGGTGACGTTCTTACCGTCGGCGGCGGTGAGCGTGCCGACGTGCACGCCTGCGCTGAACGTGCGCACGACGACGAATTGACCTGTTTGCATCTGCTGCTCCGTTGGGTTGATGTAGCAAGTAAACACCATGTTGAGCAGTTTGTCAACGTGTCGTGTAAACTTTCTGCCTGAAAAAGCCCGCACGGGGCGGGCTCAGGAGAAGCGATGGATCAGTTACCGAAACCGGAGGTGCTCGCCCCTATGGACTTCGACTCAAGCGTCGAGCGACGCAAGCGGCTCATGGGAGTGCCTGAGCGGTTGCTGCGGCCGCAAAAAGAGCCTTGCGTCACGGCCAAGATCAAGGCGCTGTGGGTGCGCCTGATGGACATAGCAGAAGGAACGACGATGAAATATGAACGGCTTGAGATTTACCCAACGGCGAACGGGAAGTTCGTTGTTCGGACTGAGAGAGGCGAGTCGTTCGCCTTCGACACGGTCGAAGAAGTCTTGGAGTGGCTCAAGAGCACCGGCTTACGTAAATAGCCACCAGGGCGGCGCAGGCGCTAGCGATGGCGCCAAAGGCGGACACGATCGCGGCTATGACCATCAGCTTCATGCGGTAGCGATCCTGCTGGTACTCGCCCTGCGTTCGCCATGGGTCTTCGATGAGCTGTGGTTGAGTCATGGCGGCACCCCGCGGCGCTCTGGGCCTTTCCATGGCGGGCGGCCAGGCCGGCGGCGTTCGTAGCCAATGGCCTGCACGATCAGGTGCAGCCGGTATCGCTCAAGTGAGTTCAGCTTTTCGTATTGCTCAGCGAACCGCAGGGTGTCTTCGCTGAACTGGCGATTGGGTGGCGTTTGTGGTCGGCCCGTCACGAGTTCGTCGATCGTGTGCCTCGTGACGGCGGCCACCGTGGCGTAGTGGTCGGACGGCATCCCGCGTGCTTTCCAGTTGGTGATGACCGCTGGCGTCGCGCCTATGGCTTCTGCGAAGCGGCTCTGGTTCATGCCAAGAGCCCTGGCCCATCTCAGGGCGCGGTCTATCGGCTCGTCGTGCTTCACCCCGACGATGCTAAACAAAACGTTGATGTCATTGTTAAACACAGGGTTGACATCGCAGTCAACATGGTGTTTAATATGTGGCATGACTGCACTCGAACGCGCAATCGCTGATGCTGGCGGCCCTACGAAGATGGCATTGCGGCTCGGCGTGTCTGTGCAGCGCTTGTCGAACTGGATCGATCGTGGCGTACCTGCTGAACAGTGCCCGGCCATCGAGCGGGCCACCGGCGGCGTCGTGCGCTGCGAAGAACTGCGGCCGGATGTCGCATGGGGCGTGCTGCGCGAGCAGTCGGCCCCGGTGTTCGCGCCCGAGGCCAGCGCGTAGTGGAGGCCAGAGATGTCCAAGCCTTGCCGCCGTGCTACCGATTCGTTCCCGCCCGAGCCAGGCTTGCGCCTGGTGCCGCCTCCGATGCCGGAAGAGTGGCCGGTGCTGGCCGACCCGTACTGGCGGCAGGACGCGAGCGTGGCCGCGCTCGAACGGGCTGTGCTGGCGCAGGCGCGGGAGCGACGCGTATTCGGCGCATTGGTGCGCAGCGATGTCTGACATGGCGGAAGTTAAACCGTTCCACGGACACATGCCATGGGGCATTGCGTGCAATTCATGCAGCGCGAAAGCTGTAGGAAAGGAGACGACATGAAGTACCAACAGTCATTGGATGAGTTCGACGCGTTGCCTCCGTTCCAGCCGGTGGCGAGCGAGCAAGAGAAGAAGGCCCGCGAAGTCGCGGCAGAGCTGGCGAAGAAGAAATCAGAGATGAATTCGGTCTTCGAGAAGATGAAGACCCCGGAGCACATGCTCGGGAAGTGGCCTGAGAAGATGCCAGTTGGGGAAGCCATCACGTTCACAGGCAACGGCATCTACGAGATGTTCGGGTGGCAGGCCGAGCTATGAGCTACGCGCCAGCGCCGGGCAGCGTTGCATACCGCGCGTTCGCGCACTTGCAGGCGCTGCCGGCTGGCACGGAGCTGATGACCGCCGCATGGGCCGAGACGGTGGGGACGTCGGTGAACAACTTCGGCCCGAACGTCGAGCCGCTGCTCAAACACGGGCTGGTGCAGCGCCGGCAGAAGTGGCCAGGCCCGCGGGCCCCGTTCTTCTGGTCGATCCCGAGTGGGGCGCTCGCGATAAATGGTGCAGATTGCCGCAGCACACAGGTGCCCGATAGCGCGAGCGTCGGGAGTGGTCAAGTCCCACACAGCAGCCCGCCTGTTGCTGCGGCATCCGATGAGGCGTACGACGTGCCGCAGTTCCTGCCGCTCGTTGCTACGCCTGAACATGACGACGGGCCTTCGCACGCACAGAAGCGCGCTCCGTGGCCGTATCAGGCTGAACCACTTGTGCCTGCCCCGGCGGCGCCGTGCAAACGCACGGCTACCAAGGCGCCACCGAAGGAACGATCGCAGCCCACAGAGCCCGCCAAGAGCCTGAACATAGCCTTGTGGAGCAATGGCGAGCTTGAGATCCGGAGCGGTGGCGGTTGTGTGGTGCTGCTGACCGAGGACGAGACGCGTCAGCTGGTGAAGTACTTGATGCGCGCGGCGGTGGAGTCGGCGTAGTGAACGGCGGCTGGATCAAGATGAGCGGTGGACTTGGTGACAACCCAGCGGTGTTCAGGCTCGTCAAGCTCACCAAGTTGGACAAGTTGAGCGTCATCGGGCGGCTGTGGGCATTCTGGGCATGGGCCGACAGTCACGCAATTGATGGCCGTATAGATGGCGCAGAGCCGACAGACATTGATCAAGTGTGCGAGCGCAAGGGGTTTGCAGTTGCTTTGCAGGCTGTAGGTTGGCTCGATGTCGGAGACGGTTTCTTGGCCATCCCGAAGCACGAACTGCACAACTGTGAGTCGGCAAAAGAGCGCGCTATGAAGAACGCTCGGCAAGCAAAGTGGAGACAGTCGAGAGACATAAATGTAGACGCTAAAACGTCTACACCGCCGTCTACCGCACCGCCTACCAGTGGGTCTACAGAGTTGTCTACCACGGCATCTACCACGGCATCTACCGTAGCGTCTACCTCTGCGTCTACACCGCCGTCTACCAGAATAGATAAGAGAAGAGAAGAAGGTATTCCTTCGCTTCGCTCCGGAATCCCAGTCCCGGATATCGACCCTGCCGGGTCTCACCCCACCGACGACGCTGACGCGGCGCCGGATGGGGCACAGGACGATGTTGCGAAAAACACGAAAGCCAACGGCCAAGACCATTCCGAGGCATGCCCGGATTGCCCGCAGCAGGCCATCGTTTCCCTCTACGGCCGACGCTTGCCGATGCTTCGACAGCCGGCGTCTTGGGACGGGCAACGGGCTATGGAACTGAGGCAGCGTTGGCGGGAATGCTCGCTGCCGAGCAGCTTCGGAGACGGCTACCGAACGCAGGTCGAAGGGCTCGTGTTCTGGGACAAGTTTCTCGCGTTCGTCGCCGACTGCCCGAAGTTGCGCGATGGCATCACGACTACAGAAAACGGCAAGACGCGAACGTGGCGCCCGACGCTCGATTGGCTCGTCACGAAGCGGAATTTCCTCAAGGTCATCGAAGGAGCGTACGCGGAATGAGCAAGATCTTTTCGGCCCGCGAAGGCTCTGCAAAAACCGCCGAAGATCGGTCGCGACTTTGCCGCGCAGACGGCTGCCCGAATCACTGGCATCTCGACACTGGTGATGGTCGGTTCTGCCGCTTTCACTACGGGCAACCGGCGCATATGTGGACGCAGATCACCGGAGAGCAGCTCGATGCCGAGGCGCTGCGCGGCGACGAACAGCACCGCGCGCTGGATGAGACGTCGGTGAAGCTGTCCTTCGCTTCTCAGCGTGAGATTGCGGCAAGGCTCGCGCTGGTTTGCGCTGCGCTTCGCGTCGGCGGCAACAACCCCCGCGCCTGGATCGCCCGTTTGCAGGCCCGCCAGGCAGCCGGAGAGCGGTTAACCCAGCCGCAACGTCATTGCCTAGCCGCAGCGACCGAAAACCGCTCTGAGGCCGTTCCAGGCGGCTCTGACGATCCTCAAGACAGCGACGAGCAGCTGCGCCGCGAGGATGCGAAGCGCGAGCAGTTTGCCCGGGTGCAGCAGTACGCCAAGGAAAAGGGGATCGCGCTATGAGCGACGACATCAGACGCATCCTCGATGCGTGCACTGGCGTGACGGTCGATGCGCTTGCGCGATCGCTTAACGCCAGGCGCGAGGACGTGTACGAAGTCCTCGTACGGATGGAGGCCGACGGCGAAGCCGGCTTCAGGCGCGACAGGTGCCACAAGGTGGCTGAGTGGTTCGCAAAGCCGCCACTGCCAAGGATTCAACCGCGGGAAGCCGCACAACCGAAGGAAGTCTCATGCGTTTGACCGTCTCGACATTCATCATCGCTGTACTGCTCGGCATCTGCTCGCTGGCGTTCGCGACCAAGCCGCCGGCCGCTAATAGCGAGGCTGAAGCCGCGGCGGATGCCCGCTCAAGTTCCTGGTCTGGGTCATCCGGTGCCGCGTCGGATTCGGCATCCGGCAACGTCACCGGTGGCGATTCGAACGTCTACGTGTTGCCTGCGCCGATCAGTGGGACTCAGATGCCGGCCGGCATGTGTGCGCGATCGGATTACAGCCACTGGTCACTTGGCTGGAACTTCGTCTCTCAAGCGGTTGGGCAATCCCACACGGACATGGAATGTCTCGGCCTGTTGGTGCGCCTCGAAACCGTTCGCCGCGAGCCGTTGCCGAAGCAACGCGTCGAGATCCTGATCGATCCGCCTCACATGCGCGAGCCCGTCGCTGGGCCGGTATGTACGCCGCTGGCGCGAAAGACTCGGCTTGGCAAGGGCTGTCCGAAGTAAGCCATGGAAGTCATCGCGCTTGTAGGACTGGTGGCCTGGGTGCTGTTGACTCAACCGGCCGAGGTTTCAGCTGTCGTGATGATCATCGTCGTCGCGGTGGCCGCTGCTGTCTTCTGGGCCGGGCGAGGTGACCCGTGAGCGTGGCCGTCCACGTGGCAGCGGTGGCACGCCGGAAAGGCGCAGTGCGCGCCTCACCGAGGACTGAGCGCAGCCGCTCGCATTTGCTGCGGAGCTCACTGTCGCGCCGAACAGCACCATGCCTACGGCGCGCTCAACTGCGCTGGATTGGCGGCCGGTCATTGTTGCGCCCAGCGTGCCCTGAAGTCCCACACGCTGGCGCCACCTTGGTGGGTGGTTCAGTCTGCCGTTGCGAAGAGCAAGTCGTCGGTGTTGCTGCCGCAAGCTTTGCTGATTGCCTCGGCGGCCGAGGCTGCCCACTCGTACCCGTAGTATGTGCCGTATGGCTGGTACAGCCATATTGTGTAAATGCGCTTCATCTCGTCTCTCCTTGGTGGGTCAGGCCACGATGTCTTGGCAGTTGCCATCGAATTCCAGGGGGTCTTCCTGGCTGTAAGACCAGGAAACGTCGTTCGATCCGAATACATCGTTTGCCTTTGCCTCGCATGCCTCGTTGGTATCCCCGGTCACTCGGCCGATCAGCTCGCCGTGTTCGTCGTGATGGATGTAGAGGGTCATCTCGTCTCTCCGTTTGCCGGGCCGCGCGGTGCGGCCCATGCATCTAATATCGACGATGTTCGGCGGTTTATCAAGAGACAAATGGTAGGGATAAACCATGAGATGGTGACGTGATGAAGAATTGTGTGAAACTATCAGCGCGCTTTGTGGGATAGATTTTGACTATTAACAAAACCGCAGCGCGCGCGCCCATTTCGGCCAAGAGGCCGCGCTTTCGCTTGACCTCGCCGACGCCGGCGCAGATCGAGCGCGCCACACGGCCGAAGGAAATCCAGATCCACTGCGCGTTCGTCGCGTGGACGCGGCGCATGCAGGGCCACACGCCGGCACTCGCGCGCGGCTTTCATCCGGCGAATGGCGAAGAGCGAGACGCCAAGACGGGGGCAAAGCTCAAGCGCATGGGCGTGAGGCCCGGGGTACTCGACTGGTGCCTGCCGGTCGCGCGCGGCGGCTACGGCGGGTTGTGGATCGAATTCAAACGGCCAGGTGGTGAGGAGCCATCAGACGAACAGAGAATCGAGATTGCGAACCTGCGCGCTGAGGGCTATCGCGTGGTGGTCTTCGACGACTGGGAGCGCGCGGCTCAGTTCACACTGGACTATCTGGCCGAGTGAATGCTGCTCGCGCCAAACCAAACCGTCCACTGGTTTCGTGTCCTCACAGACCTGCGGATGTCCGGGCTGTCGCTCGATGCGATCGGCAAGCGGATTGGGGGTGTGCCACGCGAGCGCATCTCCGGATGGTTAAACATCGGATGCCAACCGCGGCACGATGATGGGGAGCGGCTGATCGTGCTGTGGGAAGATTTAATGCATCTGGATCGGTCGGACGTGCCGGTAGTAGATCGCAACGACTGGCGTCTCTGAATCGGCAAGATTTCTCCGCGTGCGGGCGCTGAGACTGCGCCCGTCACAAGACGGGAGCACGCACGATGGCACGCTTTGCAGCCGCGAGAGTTCCAGGGCAGCCGCTGGAGGAGCCAGCCGACGAGCCGCAGGTCATGGAGCCGCCAGCAGCGCCTCCAGCAGACGAGCCGATCGTCAAGGCCCTGCCTGACTTCCGCAATCAACCGTGGACGGTCGCGCGAGCCTACATGGCGCAGCTGCCAGAGGAGCAGCAGCGCGGCGTGCTGACCAAAGATGGCTGGTACGTCCCGAGCAACGCCTTCGGCCTGGGGCGCCGGCCGCCGCAGTGATGTGCACTGGCTACGAGGTTGCGGCCGTTGTTGCTGCCGGGGCATCCATCTACGGCGCCACGCGCAAGGCGCCCTCGCCGCCGACAACTGATCCAGAGGCTGACCGACTCAAGGCGCAGTCCGACGCAACCACGCGTGCGAATGCCCTGCTGGTGCAGGATCAGCGCCGCCGGCGGTCGCAGCGCAACCTGCTCTCACTCGGAGCGTCGGCAGACGACACGCTCGGCGCGCCTGGCCAGCGCAACGTCATGGCCGGTGGCGCCGCGACTGGTGCTGCTGTGCCTGGCGGGTACACCTCGCCGACTGTGCTCGGAGCTGGCGAGCGCGAGATGGCACGTCGGCGCCCCTGATCAATGGCCGCTGATGCTGCTGCCATCTGCAAGCGTCTCGACCAGCTGAGATCGCTGAGGACGCAGCATGAGCTGACTTGGCGTGAGTGCTTCGACTTCTCGTTCCCGATCCGCGGGTCTGGCTTCAATGGCGACATCCTGTTGGGCGGGAACGAGGCTGCTGACAGACGCGCTGCGCTGCTCGACAGCACCTCGACAGACTCAGGCCGCACCCTGGCCGCGGCGTTGGTCGGCGGGACGATGCCAGCCAGCGCCAGGTCGTTCGAACTCGACGTGGACGGCTCGGACGAGGAGGGCAAGGGCTGGCTCGAGGAAGGCGGCGACACGCTCCACAAGGAGATGCACGCAAGCAACTTCGACAGCGCCGGGTACGAGAGCATGTTGGACATGGTGCCGGCCGGGTGGTTCGCGCTGTACGTCGACGTTGATCGCATCAACGGCGGCTTCGCCTTCGAGCAGTGGCCGATCGCGCAGTGTTACATCGCCACGACAAAGCCTGGCGGGCCGATCGATACCGTCTACCGCTCCTGGTCGATGACCGCGCAACAGGCTGTAGAGGAGTTCGGGCACAAGCTCTCGCCAGCATCACGCGACACGGCCACGACCAAGCCAGACGAGCCGATCGAGTTCGTTCGCGCTATCTACCCGCGCTCGCTCTACGCGGTTGAGGCGCGGCTGGCGCGCAATCTGCCTGTCGCCTCGTGCACCGTCGAGACCAAGACCAGGCACATCGTGCGCGAGAGTGGCTATCACGAGATGCCGGTGATAGTGCCGCGCTGGATGGTGATCCCGGCGAGCGTGTACGCCGTCGGGCCGATGTATGACGCGCTGCCGGACGTCAAGGAGCTCAACGAGCTCAAGCGGATGGAAAAGCAGGCCGCGGCGCTTACCATCCTGCCGCCGTTCAAGGCGATGGATGACGGCGTACTCAACGTCGGCGCCATCAAGCGCTTGCAGTCCGGGAAGATCTATGCAGTCAACGACATCGATAATTTCCAGCCGATTCTGACTGGCGGGAAGTTCGAACTCGCACTGTCGAGCGAGGAGCGCTTGCAGGCCAGCATTCGACGCACGCTGATGGCCGATCAGCTCACGCCGCAAGAAGGGCCGCAGATGACGGCCACTGAGGTGCATGCGCGCATCGCGCTCATTCGACAACTGCTCGGGCCAATCTACGGGCGGTTGCAGTCCGAGTACTTGTCGCCGCTGATCGTGCGCTGCTTCGGCCTGGCCTACCGCGCCGGCATCCTCGGCCAGGCGCCGCAGTCGATCGCAGGACGCGAGTTCGCTGTGCGGTACATCAGTCCACTCGCCCGGGCGCAGCGGCTGGAAGACGTGACCGCGATGGATCGGTTCGAACTCGCGCTCGGACAAGAGGCGGCGGTCAAGCCGGAGGTGCTAGATGTCTACGATTGGGACGAGGGCGCGCGCAGGCGTGGTGAGTTCCTTGGGGTGCCGCGCGACCTGCTGCTGCCGCGCGACCGCGTGGAGCAGATCAGGCAAGCCCGCGTAGAGGCTGCGCAACAGCAGCAGCAGCAGGCACAGCAGCAGGAGATGCAGGGCGCGATGGCTGATGCGGCGGCCAAGCGCTTTGCAGCGGCATGACCACGCCAGCCACTTACAAAGCCATCTTCGAGGACGACGTGCGTGGCGCCGCGATCTTCGAAGACTTGGTGCTGCGCTTCTCGAAGCCGGCAGTCACGAAGGGCGGCATCGATGCGGTGCTCCAAACGTACCAGCGCGCCGGCGAGCGCCACGTCATCGACTTCGTGATTCGCCGCATCAACCAGGCCAACGGGCACGCATCAATCACTGACGACGAGGCAGAAACACCATGAGTAAAGGCAATACGTTCGAGAACGACTTTCTGAAGTTGATCATGAACGCCACGGCAATTGCGAACATCGCGGACAACGCGGCCACTGCGCCGATTACAAACCTGTTCGTCAGCCTGCACACTGCCGACCCTGGCGAGGCTGGCGATCAGACCACCAGCGAGACGGCGTATACAGGCTACGCGCGCGTAGCGGTGGCCCGAACGACAGGCGGGTGGACAGTCACCGCCAACAGCGTGAGTCCTGTTGCCAACATCGACTTCGGCCAGTGCACGGCATCGCCTGGCGCAGCGGTCACGCATGGGGCTATCGGCACTCTGACGAGCGGCACAGGCAAGGTGCTTTACAAGGGCTCTCTGTCGGCAACTATCGCGATGGCTGTCGGCGTGATCCCGCGTATCGGGACTGGCTCGACAATCACGGAGGACTGATATATGGCTATCAACTACCCCCAACTGAAAACGGAAATCACTACCGACCCACAGGCGCTTGGCTACGCTGGGAAGAGTGATTCAGAATGCGCAGACATTCTCAACCTCATCCGCGCAACAATCATCATTCGGCGCGACAACATCATGCCGTTCGAGGTGCTGGAGGCCGTCGATAATCGTGACTTCGACACCCTAATAACGGCCGCACAAATCGGCCTCTTGCAGGCGCTGGCTGGGCAACGCGCGTTGCGCATAATCAACGATGATGGCACTGATACACGCACATTGGGCAATCTGAGGCGGATGTTTCAGAACCCGGGGCCACAAGGTACCCGCGCACGCTTGGTAGATATGGCGAACCGCGACGGTTCTCGCGCTGAACAGCTATTCGGCACGAATACGTTCATTACGCCAAGCGACGTTGCGCAGGCTCGCGAGAGTTAAATGGCCACGTACCGCATACTAAACTATGGTACGCGAACGGCGTTCGGTACCATAACGAATCTCAATTCGTTGGCTAACGATAACTCGAAGCCGTTTACGCACGTCGATAATACAACGACGAAGGCCATCGATTTTCTGTTCTGGTTAGAAATCGCGCTCAACAGCACTGGAGTTAGTGCGACAGGCACGATTGAGGTTTATTTGTTGGAAGGACAAGTTTCTGGGTCTGGCGACACGACCGACGGTATCGATATGTCCACCCCGGCGACGACAGACCAGGATGCCAACATCAAGAACGCAAAACTGATAGAAGTACTCGCGGCAAATGCGAACTCGCAGGTTGTCCGCTTCAACGGACGCCTACGTGACTACGTCGCGAACGTGCCCAATTTCTGGGACTTGCTGATTCGCAACATGTCAGGCGCTACTACGGCCGCCAGTGGCCATGATGCGCAGTACGTCCCGATCAAAGAAGAGCTCCTCGTCGTATAGCCGTGGCTGCGCTAATACCACCAGCGTATGCTGCTCGCGGTAGCACAAGCTATCGTAATGTTGCGTCCGGGGACGGACTCAAGAGAAATGCAACTCTCCCGAATGACACTCTAGTTACGGTCTGCGGGTGGCTGCTGCCTCGGGCGCTCCCGGCAGGAGACGCTGACATTGCCGCACTGAGCGTTGCTGATCCGGGGCCGCCGTACGACACTTCGATTTTGATGCTGACGTCTACTGGGATAGTACGGACGTACGCAATCGATAGTCTTTCAGCAACTATCATCACCGTAGCCGCAGGAGAGCCGTTTTTCTGGGCTCTCGTTGGCACAAGTAGTGGGGTTCGTGGATACGCAAGAAAGCTTACGTCTACTGCGCTGAGTACGCAGATAAACGGTAATGCTGGCTCGTTCACGCCAGCAATTCTTGCATTGGGCGACCGTTGGTTCGGCGCGGGTGAGTTTATCAACGGCAATTACTGGAACGTCCGCGTCTGGGATGCGATCCTGACAGAGCGCGAACTGATGCAGGAATCGCTGTCTCCTGAACCGTTGCGCCTTATCGATCTCCATGCGTGGTGGCCACTCGAAGGTGACTTTACCAGGCTCACATACGACCGCAGTGGCAACGGACGGCACTTAACTCGCGGCGGGAATGGTCGAGTCGAGCCATTCCCATTTCCGCGCGCACTGGTGAGAGCAAAGCGCGATCTTGAGTTTGCAGGACTGGTAGCTGATGGCGTAGAAGCCCGCACTCTATCGTCCGCTGGCGTCGGCGCTACATCGCTTGTAGCAGTAGCGTTCAATGCGCAGACGCTCACCTCGGTGGGGGCCGCGACCGTCAGCCTCGCGTCGGCGGCGTTCGTCCAAGCCGATCTGTCGGCCATCGGCGCAGCGGCTGTCTCACTCGTCTCCAGCGCGACGGTGTTGGCCGATCTCACATCGGCCGGCGTCGCTACGGTCACCCTCGCATCTGCGACGGTGCTCGCCGAGGCGCTCACGAGCGCAGGCGTAGCGACCGTTGCGCTGCAATCGCTGGCCACCAACGCACAGACGCTATCCAGCGCCGGCCAAGCAACTGTCTCGCTGGTCTCGACAGCCACCAACGCCCAGACGCTGACGAGCGCAGGCCAGGCTACCGTCTCGCTCATCGGCGAGGATGCGGCCGGCGGCATCGTCTCGCGCACGCTGTCCGCGGATGGCACAGCCACGGTCAGCCTTGTCTCGACCGCCACGGCGCAGGCAGATCTCAACTCCGCTGGCGCCGCCACGGTCACATTGGCATCGGCCGCCATCGCACCAGTGGTGTTCACCGCCGTCGGTGTAGCCACGGTCAACCTGGTGTCGACCGCTACCGCGCAGGCTGCGCTGTCGGCCGCAGGAACCGCAACCGTCAACCTGGTCTCGTCTGCCACTGCTGAGGCCGCGCTGGCCGCCGCAGGCGTGGCTACGGTCAACTTGGTGTCAGAGCAGATCGGAGTTCAGGAAGCCGATCTGAACGCGTCCGGCTCTGCCACGGTCAACTTCATCGCGCAAGATGTCGGCCAGCCGGATACGGTGGTCAGCCTTGGCGGCAGTCGAAACCGCTGGATCGACTGGCCTGGCGGCATCATCATCAGCGCCAAGCTCAAGTCCGAGAGCCGCGCGGTCACGGTGTTCAAGGCGACATCGACGCGCAGCCTCGTGCCCCGCGTGCGCAGCGCGCGCCTGCGTGTGGTGGCCGACAGCATCGTGCGCTTCGAGTCGTCGTACCGGTTGGCATTCACACGCGACGACACCGGCTTGATGCGCACCCAGCCGCCACTTGTCCGCAGCGAGGACGGGATTTTTGAAGACCGGGTTCGGAAGATCGTGCGGGATGAGCTACGAAGGAGAAACCCATGAGCGAAGAAACAACGACGCCAGTGGTCGACGTCCCACCTGCACCACCTGCACCACCTGCACCACCTGCACCACCTGCACCACCTGC